GGGGGGAGTGGTCGCACCACTCCCCCGCCACTCCCCTATCGTGTGCGTAGCAGCATTTTGAATATTCACCACTCCCCCGCCACTCCCCCACCGGTCGAATCGGCTTTGACTAGGGGTTTTGCTGTTTCGGTTGTGGCGTGTCTCCCCTCTTGGTGGAATATTTATGATGTTCACCACCTGTTATTGAGAATCATTCTCATTTTGGGAAAAGGGCCCTCGCCGGGTCCGTCAGCGAAAAAGTTGAACTCAAAACTTTTTAAAAATCTCCACGGCAATCAACAATCCTAGAATCATGAAACAAGCAGCCAAATCCAGCGCCACAAGACCCCCCTCCCATGATTTTTCCGACACCGTTTCCCCATCCATCATCTTCCAGAGAACAACTGCACGAAACCATTCCGCACAGCAGCATTGTCAAAGGTCATACGCCCCTTCGAAAAAGCCGTCCGAGCCATCTGCAACAACGGATTGTTCAACGGCACAAGATACACACCGCCACCAGCAAGCTCCGCATCAGTGGTGAAACACTTACCCCTCGAGGGGCGTTTCTTGGTGCCGTGAAAATGCAGACGCTGCTCATTGTCGAACCACTTCCACAAAGAAGTCTCATGCCCCTTGTGCGTGATGGTGAATTCGTACTGCGCATCTTGCGGTTTCGGGGCGATCATCATTTTGTGATTGTCCCGGAATGTGTTTCCGACGGCGTATTCTTCGTATTCGGTTCCGGCAATGAATTGTCCGAAGCGGGTGCGTCGGACGGATTGCTCGAATGCCGTCACCCGGGGGAAGTGGAACACTGCGAAGCCACGTTTCCGGCGTGACCATTCCCGATCGGCGTCGGCCTCGAGGGCCACCATGTACGGGTTCTCGATGCGCACGGCGTTGGCGAGGAAGAACACCTTTACGCGGTCGTTCCACCGGTCAACGGTGTTGTAGAAGTTGTTGAACACACTGAACTCGTCCGGCAAATACCTGACGCAGCCTTTTTCGATGATGAACTCGTCGAACAAGATGGTGTCGAAGTCGTCGAACACCATCGACTTCATTTGCTGCGCCGTCGACAACGCCACAGCCATGCCAATCTGAATCCACTTCGACCCCTTCACGGGCTCGGGGTCGTCGCAGATCTCGAAGTGATGCCCACGAACCCGGAAAGCGTAATCCGGAAACTCCTTCCCAACATCGACGAACATGTTCTGAATCGTCCGCAACTCGTTTTTGTACCGGCGCAGGTATATGAATTTTCGCCCATTGACAATGAAGTCTTCGATGCACAGTTTCTTGGCGCCGTAGGTTTTGCCTATGCCGCGGCCGCCGACGACGAAGTTGTAGGTGCCGTTTTTCTCCAGCAAAGGCGTGAAGTCGTAGTACTCGATATTGCTCATGGGTTCAATCCTAGGCTTTTCAGCCACGGAATGCAGTTTTTGCTCGAGTAGATGTTGCCCGGCGTGATGCCTTTCGGATAGTACTCGAAGTGCAGGTGAACTCCGAACGCCCTACCGGTCTGCCCCATCAACGCAACGGTCTGCCCGGCCGTCACCTTCTGCCCCTTCGCCACAAGCACCTTGGAGGCGTGGCAGTACATGTACGACTCCCCCGACGCGGCCTGTATCGCAACGTGATTACCGGCCCAGGAACCTGCGGTGTCCCCGACGACGGTGCCGTCGGTGACGGCCAGCAGCGGGGTGCCGGCCGCCCCTGCGAAGTCTGTTCCGGTGTGATACCTTGCCCAGGCGCCGGTGGCTCCCCACCCAGCAGAGATGCGGTACTTGCCCTTCTCCACAGGCAACGAGAACTTCCCTGAAGGTGGCGGGGCTGGCGGGGTTCCGGGATCGTCGTCATCGTCTCCGCCGCCGGGCACCTTGCCGTGGGATGCCTGACCGGCGGGCACCCACATGCCCGGCTGGGTGGGGGTCATCATCTGCTTGCTGCCGGATGTCCAGTGCACCACCATCGATCCGTTGTGCAACTGAATCAACCGGATCTCATCCGAACCACCATTGTCGTTGTCGATCGGCGGCGGGGGCTGTGGGTCGGTGCCGCCACCGCCACCTCCGTCGTCGCCGCCGGGGGTTCCGGGGAGGGTGTCGCCGGCGTAGGGGTCGACCTCCACGCCGCCTCGCATTCCGGGTTTCAATGTGTATCCCGGGAAGGGCGGGCTCGTGTCCCACTTGTCGATGGCGGCCCGAGCTTTGGTGTAGCGGCTCCAGTACTTGGTGAACGAACCTCCAACAGCGCGCAGGGCGTTCATGTAGGCGTCCAGGCTGGGATTCGTGCCAGCAATCTTGACGGCCTTGTTCGTTCCCACCGGCCATTGATGATTGCTCACGATGAACATGATCGTCGTCTTGGGCACGACGTCGGGGTCGATGCCCTTCCTCTTGGCCAATGCGAGGTAGTCGCCCATGTCCTGGTTCGCGGTGACGTGCTGCACCCACTTCGTCAACGGCCGCACCATCACGGCACGGATCGGTGCGAGTTCTTCCTTGCGCAGCCACAGCGAGTTCCACGCCTCCGAGGAGGGGCCGTTGGTTTCGAGCATGGAGCGGAGCCGGCCGGGCAGCATGGCGTACCCGGCCGGGTCGTATTTCCGGATCCTCGATATCAGCCTGCCGGCCCGCACCCCGTACCATTGCATGATCCCGATGGTGATCGGATCGCCGGTGTAGATGTCCGTATAGGACAGGTTCGACTCGACGAGGCCTAGGACGTGGATGGTGACGTTGAGTTCCGGAGTTCCGAACGCCATGATCAGATGGCATTCCCTTGGGTGTCCTTCCACCCTTCGGTGGTGAAGACGCACATCTTGTTCTTGCCGGTGTGCCAGAACATGGCACCCATCATCGACTTCGCGTCATCACCGAAGCTGGGGAGGGTGTCGCCGTAGCCGGTTGCGACGGCCCCGTTCAACGGGCTCGCGATGTGCTGGCCGGCGTGGAACACCTTGTTGCCGCCACGATCCTGCGACACTCGGTAGGGGAACGTGGCGATCGTGGTGCCCGGTTTCCGGGGCCGCATGTACCGGTAGGCGCCGGTCGACATGTTCGTGTTGCTTTCCCCGAGCGCCACGACCTGCAACACGCCCGGGTTGGTTTCATTCGTGTCAATGATGAAACCAGCATCTTCATTCGGCGAACCGCCCTTGTAGAAGTTTCCGATCAAGTTGAGGTTCTCTCCGGAGCCCTGCTGGGATGCGTCCCAGATGGCGCGATGGTTGGGAAGGTAGATCTGGCAACCAACAGCGGTGGCGGATGCACCGCCGCCACGAAAGTGCAACAACCGGCGATTCTCGGCCTGAATCTGCTTGTCAGTTTCGAAGTAGGTGCCGAAAATGCTGACCTGGCAGTTCGTGTTCAACTCGACCGCGATTTGATACGCCTCGATGGCGCCACCGCTGATGCGGCACATGGTGCCCTCCCGGAGAATCACTCCCATCTTTCCGGCCTTGTCGCCGCGGTCGGCCATGATGTGGGGTTCGGTGATCGCGAGGTTGTAGCAGTAGTTCGCATCAACAGCGGTGGTGTTCCACCACCACTTGCACCTGTCGAGTTGGGTGTACCAGTTCTGCTCGAGATAGACTGCTTTGTCCCATTTCAGGAAGTAGCAGTCGCGGATTGTGGCGTAATTCTTGATGTGCAATCCGACACAGCCGAGTCGCTCGAATCCCGGGCCTTCGATGCGCATGCGTTCCATCACATTGCCGTACTTCAGCACAATGCCCTTGGATTCTCTCATGTCGAACACGAGGGAGGAGTCGGGTTCGTTGTCGCCCCACTGCCCGGAGGTGCCGGCAATGTACTGGTCTTCCAGGAATTCCAGCGAGCCGGTGATCCGGTACACGCCCTTGGGGAAGTACACGTGCCCGCCTTTTCCTGCGGCGGCGATCGCCTTGCGGATCGCTGCGGTGTCGTCCGTAGTGCCGTCGGCAACGGCTCCGTGGTCCTTGACAACCTCGTAGTGCCGGTTCGCCTTCTTGGCGGCGAACTCCCGAACCTCACGAACTTCACGCTCCACCTTGGCGGTCAACTCGGAGCGGGCGGTGTTCACGAGGTGCTCCAGGCTGTTGCGGGCCTGCGCCACCTGGCCGGTCAACTCGGTTCGGAACTGCTGAATCGACGCATCGGTGTCGCTCTTGTACTTCCCGAACACCTTGTCGAACTGCTTCGTCGTGTAGGTGAGCAGTTCTTCGCCATTCATCATGGCGAAGTGAATGATCCCGTTTTCATCGTCGTGAACGGTGTGGTGCACGAACTTCGCGATGAACTCATTGATCTTGTTCGTCGAGTCATTGACGAACTTCTCAATGGCCTTGTCCTGAATGCCGTGCGCATTCACCAACTCGTTGACCTTGTCCTTGATCTGTGCAAGCACATCGAGGAACGTGTAGGCATCCGAGTGGGTGAATGCGACAACGGAGTTGATCGGCCCGATCGGACCGATCGGCGCTATGTAGGGTGCTATGGGCATCAGAATCGACCTCCGTACATGAAGCCCGGGAAGAAAGGTGGCATGATCCATGGTATCGGCTCGGGAACGATCCTCTGACCAGTCCCCCACACGTTCATGAACAAGTCACTCAAATTGTTCAGCACATGCCCGTCAACATTGATGTACGACGACAGGTACTCACCCATCAACCGAGTCACCGACCCCTGACGACCCGACGAATCATTCAGCGCGTCATTGATCGTCTCCGCCGTTGACCTGCCACTGCTGGTGCCGGTCCCGTCACTGCTGGACGACGACCTGCCCCCAGAGGTGGCGTAGTCACCGTCGCTCTTGAGCATCTGCTGAGGGAACTGGCTGGACAGGGAACCGGACTTCGTGGACGACGTGTTCGTCGACTCCCCGCTCTCTGTGCTGGACGACTTGGTGGTGCCCTTGTTCACCGACTTGATCTCGTACGTTGAGAGAATGTCGCCAACGTTAGCGATCGCCAGATACGCCTGGTTGAACATTGGCATGTCCCTGTACAGGCGCCGCCGCAGCTCGAAGAAAAACAACTCATACGATTCCTGACCAACCTCACGCAGCCAGTAATGCTCGAGAATGATACGATTCAGGCGCGAACGGTAAGCCTCGGAGAATATTGGGTACGAATCCAGACCGGTGTCAAGATTCAGTCGTTTGGCGTATTCGACGCCCTGCCGGAGTTCTCCGGTGTAGTCAGACATTCAATCCAGCCTTTCCATTCTCAGCAGCGTTGGTTTCCGCCTTGAAAGTCAAATCTGGGATGACGTTCTCGTCGAACGCCCACGAAACCTTCACGTCGAGCCCGAACTTCCGGTTCATTTCCTCAACAGCCTGCTGCCGGGGCTTGTTGAACGAGTTCCTTGCCGCAATTACCTGCCCATCCCTGGAGGACGCCTCGTCAGCGACGAGGCGTTCCTTCTTGGTCTCATCAACAGAAGTGATGCCCATGAATGTGAGGGCTTCACGCCACAGGTGCTGCCATTCCTTGCGGGTCTGCTCCAAGTAGGCGGGCTGAATCTGCATGTCCAGGGTCCCGATCACATTGTCGTAATTCAACTCGGGGTAACCGAAGATTACCGGCGCACCCTGGTCCCAGTCCCGGAGCAGGTTCGCGTAGGTTTGTTTCTGCCCTTCCGGGCAGGTGATGATTTTCGTCACGCGGAGGTTCTTGGTGAGGATCTCCAGGGTGGTGGTGACGTCGCCGAGCCTGGCGGCGAAGTCGAGCATCTGGTCGGCGATTCCGCGCCGCGAGTTCGTGCCCCACACAGCCACGCATTCTTCTTTCGGGAGTTGCAGCGAAACATACGGCGGTGGCGCATAGGTGGTGTACGAAGTTGCGTTGCCGTACAAGTCCAAGGGGCCGGATGGGGCTGCGGCGGCCATCACCCAGTCGTCGTAGCGGCCGTCCCAGTACAACACCACCAGGCCGCCGTAGTACAGCTGCTTCTCAACGAACCGGACATCAATGGATTCGGGGAGGCCTTCCCATTCAAACCTGGCCATGCACCATTCCGACAGCTTGTCGTAGTACCCGGCGGTTCGCATGTTGCCGAGTCCGATGTGATTCCGGGGTATGAACCGGGACATCACTTCGTGGGGGTTGTACTGGTTTCTGCTCATAGCACAACCGTACCCCACCGATTTCCCGTTGGGGCGTTGTCGGCAATGTCGAGGTGAATGATGTGGTCCGGGTTGCGCCACACCGTCACGCCGCGCAGGAACATGCCCTTGATCGTGCTCTTGTAGAGTTCGGGCATGAACGCGGTGTCCATGGTGACGTCTGCCATCTTCCAGTAGCAGAAGTTCGTCATTGGCAGCAGGTCAACCGCGTTCCAATACCGGTTGAGTGCGTAGCCGTAGCGCAGCCAATATTCACCGAGGCGTTCGACGGCGACCTGGTCGACGGTCTTCACGCGCACGTTGACGGTGTAGCCCTGCTCATTGATCAAGGCCGAAAAGTTCCCGCCGAGCTGACCGGACACGGAGGGTTGCAGCATCTTCGCGTCCTGCACCTTCGCGTTGATCCCGGCGATGGCCATGCGCGCGTCGCCGGCAGCGGTCGCCTTCGCCAATGACAGGTTGCTGTTCGCAATCCCCCTTGAGAGATTGTTGGAGATTCGAGTGCGGCCAGCGAGTTCGTCGTTGGCGATGGCGTTGCGCCCGTTAATGGATATGTTGTTGATCTGATGATCCATCCAGGCATTGCCAACACCCATCAGGCCATTGATGGCGCCGCCAAGAAGGTTCCCGGAAGCCATCTGCGACAATCCGCCGACACCAGCGTTGATGCCCTGCTGGGTCGACTTCAGCCAGTTCAGTTCACGGCTGAGACCGGCGTTGCGGTTGTTGATGTCACGCCCCAGATCGGCGTTTTGCTGGGAAGCATCGATGCCCATCATCGCTTGCTGGAAGGCCGTGTTGGCGCCCATCATGGCGCGCTGCTGCGCCCAATTGACGCTCTCATTCTGAAAGGCGAGTTGATTCCTGTTGGCCGCCAGGTAATCCAGATACGAGTTGTTGGTGATCGGCAATTGCGGGTACTCGGTGATCACAGTGCAGGCGTCCAGGTACGCGCCACCCCACGGATCCTGCCGGAACCTGCGCCCGTAGTTGACCGGGTAGATCACGGTCCGGGGATTCGGAGGAATGATGCAGGCATTGATCTGCAACTCAAGCCTGTTCCCGGAAAACAACTCGGGTTTCAGAATCACCGGCGAACCGGTGTAAGTGGTGAGCTCGAACGCCGAATACGGATGGGTGGCGAACTTCACAAGATGCTGATACCTGGCCGGGATTCTGTGCATCATGGTGGTGGTGATGTCCGGCGTCACCTCCTGCCTGTAGGTAAAGGACCCGGTAACGAGCTTCCGGGTCGCAGCATCCCTGCCCAGGAAAGACTCCCCACCCCCGAACGACTCAGGCAGCAAAGGAACAATGAAGCAGGCCATGATCGACCGCGACGCCCACGGAGCATTCTTCAAAGCATCCATGACGGTCACGAAGTGATCCGCGGAGGTGAACCACAAGTCAGCACCAACGGACACGGACACCCGGCGATACTGGTTGACCGTCCCCTCACCATTCTGCTTCCTCTCCGTCGAGTGCAGATCGATATTGGACCCCTTCGAGGTGTTCAACACCGGATTCTGAGCTGTACCCGGATCGGTGGTTAGATCCGCGGAGGCGAAAAACACAATGCTGTAAGCACCGTCGCCGCGCGACTGGGGATGTCGGATCCTGTGCCGCAGATAGCCGGTTTCGACCATGTCCGCACCGCAATCGAGACCTTCCGGTACGAGGAGGTTCTTCAGCCCGGTTTCGGTGCCGGCACCTGCGACCAGGAATGACAGATGGCCGCGTTCGACGTAGCAGCGACCGAGGGTGACTTCCCACTGGAAACTGGACCACACATCCAGTTGAAGGTGGAATGCTGTGGTCTGAGGTGCGATGTGTTCGACGCCTTTGATGAAGTAGTAGAAGGTGTAGGGCCCATCATTGTGGGTTTCCTTGTTCGTCACCTTCATGTAATTGTACCCATACGCACTCGAGAGTGGGATGTCGAGGAGGACGTCCTGTTCAGGACGGGCGTAAGAAAGTTCGTTGAATCGAACCCGCGGCCCGGGCGAGGTCTCAAGATACTTGTCCAGCGCCGCCCGAGACTCGAACTTCACAACATTGTTGTACTCGCTGTCCCATGGCACGTCCCAAACAGTGCCTGCGGCCCGGGCCCCCAAGTGGTGTAAGTTAACCCCCGACCCCGCCGGCAGGACGGGACCGGCGGGTTCGATGTCGAAAGGTGTGGCTGTCACACCACCCCATTGTAGCCTACTCGGCGTGCTTCGGCGCGGGTTTCGCAATGTCGTACACACCCGCCGCGGCGAGACCCACAATGAGCCCCTCGGAAACGGCCTTCACCCACGCAACATCAGCATGCTGCCCTGCGAACACTGCGAGCACACCAACAACAAGCGACACGACGGGTGCAGCCGCTGCCGGGAGTCCCGCCTTCTTGAGCAGGTTGACGAGTGCCAGCACGGCCGGCACGGTTGCAATCTCGATCATTCAACATCCTTCCAGAGTTCTTCGAGTTTCGGCGGCTCCGGAGATTCGGGCCGCCTGTATCTGTAGTACAGGTCCACCAACTGACGGTACACCATCCACAGCGAGTTGATGCGGCGGTTTTCTCGCTCGAGTTGATTTTCGAGCCGGGTCACGCGCTGCCACGTGTGACCCAGCACGACTGCAACTCCCCCCAGCACCCCGACGGTGAGGGTGACGTCCAGCAGTGGGGGCATGTCAGTTCTTGGCCGCCAGCTGCTCGAGCAGCTCATTCTGCTTCTCGAGCAGATTTGCCAGCATACCCAGCCTGGATGCCATCAGCGACAGCATCGGATTGTTATTGAGCTCGTTGTGAAGCTCTTGAGCCGTCATTTCTTCGATTTCCTTTCCACTCCCGAGTGGGGAGTCATCAATCATGTGGAGGGCCTGGTCGCCCCCGCCGAAGTAGGCGTGCACATGGTCACGGTGCGCCTCGGACACCCCACCACCGTAGAGCCACTTCCAGGTGCCGCGATCGGGATTCCACGACCGAGCGGCACCTTCATTGTAGATGTCGAAAATGATCCATCTGAGGTTGATGTGACGGGCGTTGACCTGAAACCAGCGCACCAACTTGAGTGCGTTGTCACGCTCCTGCGGGGTGGGCAGCACACCCACCCTTTTCGAGATGATGAAGTCCTGGGCATTGCCCGAGGAGTGCTCGTGGTTGAGATCCACGAGTTTCCCGTTGCGCCACACCCAGTTTGATTCACCTTTCCCCTGGCCGAGCCAGATGGTGGAGGGGAGACGGGGGAGGAGGTGCTCGTCAACGCGACGCACGCATCCGTTGACGGCACCAACCCCATTCGGCAACTTCACAGTCACTTGGGCCACTTCACCTTGCCGGCGTCGGTGTCGATGGCAATGTCTGCGGAGAAGGTGACCTTCGGATCCGCAGCGGCCTTGGCAGTCACCGCGAGTTTCTTGGTTTCCTCCTCGGCGCCGATGAACAGGACACCGTCCTGGGTGACGACGGTGCGCGGATCGGTGTTGCCGGCAACGCTCCAGAGAATGCCGTGCTGATCGAACTCGGAACCACCGGTGCGGGTTGCGACGGCGTTCAACAGGTACAGGAACCCGGGCGCCACCTTCGTGACCGCCTTCTCGGCAATGTCGGTGACATTGATTGCCGTAATGGCGGTGATCTTCCCATGATCGACCGTCGCAGTCTGCACTTCCTCAGCGGTGAACAGCACGGCATTGGCGAACAGACTGGCGCCGATGATCTCGTGGTGGTGGAGCCAGAAGTTTTCGTACAACCCCATCGGGTTGGCGAACGACCTGTTTTCGTAAAGCACGTCTCCGCAGACGAAGAACTTCTTGTCCACCAGGATTGCCTGCATCTTGGGAATGCCGATGTAGTCGGCGGGAACCTTGATGATGCGGTAGTCGATGCGGCCCTTTTCCATGTTGAACATGGCTGCGAGGGCATCCACGTCAATGGTGGCTGCGGCCTCGGGAGTGATGAACAGGATCATGTCCTCCGTGTTGGACCAGGTGGGAAGATTCAACGGGTTGTACTTCTCACTCAGGTAGACGAGCTTGTCGGCAGTGGTGCGGATGGCCTTGATCAATTTCTTGGCCTCCGTCTCCCCGGCAGCGGGGGTGGTGACGTCGGGCACCTGGATCTTGGTGAACCCGCCGTTGGCGTAGTGCTCACGGAGCAGGGAGGCCATGAGCAGGAATTCGTCCCAGTTGTCGGATGTGACGGGGGCCTGCATGATCTGTGAGACGAGATCGCCGAGCCCGCCGCTGGAAAGCATGGCACGCCGCATCATGGCTTCGGAGATGCTGATCTGGTACATGTCCTCCCGGTTGGTGTGGTAGTACGTGGATTCAATTCGAGGCAGGCGGCGACGGAAAATCTCGGTGCCGTATTCGCGGTTGTTGTACCAGTGTTCGGCTTCGATGAGTCCGACGTAGATGTCCTCGATCTTGCCGCCGTAGTCGAGCGTGGCGCGCTTGAATTCGGACAGCTTGTTCGTCCAGGGCCGGGCGCCGTCGATGTAGATGGTGGACACGACGTTCACCAAGTTGGTGACGAACTCGTTGCGGATCAACGGATCACGGAGAATGTTCTTTCCGAGTTCGACGAAGTTCGACTGCGTCGCCTCGGGAATGCGGCGCTGGAAGTCGAACGAACCGTTCGCTCTCAGGGTGTTGATGATCTGGGCGTTGGTGGCGCCCTGATACTTCGGTGCGGGCATGGGATTCCTTTCTCAGTGTGCGGTTTCTCGCGGGAACATTGTTTCCCTCAGGTGTTCCCAGGACCAGTCTTCCGGTTCCTCAGGCGTAGGGGCATCGACCTGCCTGGTCAAGGTGTGGCGCAGGTCCGTGTACTTCTTGTCCAGTGCGTCAATGCGCTGGTGGAAGTCGCTCATCATCTGTTCGGCAATCTCCTTGAATCGCTCACCAAGATCCTGAACCGGCTCGTTCGACGCTTCAACGGGCTGCTGTTCGTAAACTTCTTCCTTCTTCGAGTTCTCGGCGTTTTCCATGCGTGCTCCTTTCGATTGAGTGACGGTCGGCCGGTGGGACACCACTCCCTGACTGCCTGGCCCTTTCACGGGTGGTACAGATTCAGCCGTCTCCGACCGCCGCCACAACGGCATTCACGAGCCCCCCTGGGGCCGCTGCCACGACCTACTATACCTTCAACTCGTAAGGCCGCGGCACCAGGCACACCCCGCCGGGCACACGTTTCGACGCAAGCTTGCCCTCAAAGATCCTGCCGGGCTCGAAGTCGCCAATGGTCAACTCGGATGCAACACTTCGTGGCATACCGGCGATGTGAACCTCATTGACCCCATCGACACGTTTGTCGATGTAGCACTTGGCCCGCCAGTACAGAGCGTAGGAGAACGAATACTCGTGCTTCCACAAGCCCAACTCGGACGGGTGTTCCACCAGTTCCCCATCGTTGGGACGGAGTACGTGCACGGAGTCGGTGTCGGCGTAGATGAAGTCGTCTCCGAATGCCTGGGCGGCGGTGATGGTCTTGCGGCGGGCGTAGGCGGTGACGAACACCGAAACCGGGGTGTAGACGGGGTCCTTGACCTCGGGTTCGCATTCGACGAGGCGTATCACACCGTTCTCGAGGATGGGGCGTTTGGAACGCACCTCGGGGCGGGTTGCGAACTTGCCGTACAGGGAATTGAGGTGCAGTTTCGCCAACAACCTGGCCCCACCCGTAGCGGCGGCCTTGATGGCCATGTAGTGATCGATGTAGGCGTTGAATAGGCCGGTGCGGGTACGGAAGTAGAAACCTCCGTGCCATTCATGCACTTTTAGAACGTAGTGTTTCTGCCAGAGTTCAAGATCAATGTTGGTGACGGTCAATGTCACGGGCTCCTCAATCACGGTGAGGTATTCGGTGGCGGCGAAACGGGAATTGTTCTTGATCTGAATACAGGGCAACATGCCCGGCCGAATGGTGGCAGTCAGAGTAATCTCGACAATATACGTACGCCACGGGTCCGGGCGTCCCTCGAAGCGTTCAGGGTCGCCGTATGGTAGTTGCTGGGTGCGCATTGCCCACGGGTAGATGGAGTTGTTGTCATACACATCCCCGTTACACACAACCATTCGAGCGTACTTCTCATTGAGGAAAGTCCAGCCGCCGCGATAGGCGCCGCGTATGAAGTCATCAACATCACGTTCCAGCACCGGCAGAGCCTCCTCCCACCCCTTCGTGAGACGCTTGAACGCAGCCAGAGAGTCCGAGCCGATCGTGAGCTTCGTGTTACCCTCGGCAAGAGTGTGGGCGACGCACTTCGCACCAATGATGATGTCATGGTCGAGGTAACGCCATTCATCCTCGGCGGGTTCATAACCTTCCGGCCGGTCGGCGTCGTAGTCTATCTCGAGTTTCCGTTCAGCCAGCCCGTAGGTTGCGGCCAGGGCAGAGATTGACAGCGGTAGTTTCTTCAACGAGTCTGCGAACACAACCTTCCGTCCGCTCGGAAACAGCAGCGTTATCGTGTAGTACTGGCCCATCTCCGATATGCACGTGGAGAACTGGCACTCCCGCAACAAGGAGTCCTCATTCCACACCCAACCGTCACGCAACAGGCGGGACAGTATGAAGTCCCCGTCAAAAGCCAGGTTGTGGAAGTAAATTCGATTGTAGGGTCCGTCCTGTACACATTCGAGAAACGATTCAACATCAAGGCCGTGAACCACCTGTTCACGTGTGACATCCGGCGTGACAGGTGCGATGCCCCAGCACCACACCCGGCAATCATCGACCTTGTTGACGGTTTCAAAGTCCGCGAACCCCGCTACCTCAATCCTCGTCCCCATATTTCTTCTCGAGTTCCTTCTGGTACCTCACCGTCCGGCGTTTCCGCTCACGCGCCCTCTGGGCACCCGCCTTCCGAATTCGTTTCTTAGCGTCCTCATCACTCGTGGCCTGAATCAATGGTTTCTTGTGCACGTAGCCAGCCGCAGCGGAGCGAGCCCTGGCCTCCGCGCGTCGCATGTTGTACTGCTCCTGTTCGGAGTATTCGGGCTTGTACCAGGAAGGCGGCTCATTGAACAACGGCTTCCGGCGACGCTTGTACAGGTCACCGGGGGTATAGCCGTCGGCCCAATCGATGGCCTTCTTGATGTCTTCCTGTTCCCACCACAACGCATCCTCACGGTTCGCACGCTCGGTGGCCTCGGTTTGCGGATCCAGAATGATTTGTGTCTCGATGTAAGCAAGCCTGAGGTTACTGGAGAAGTTGCGGTTGAACAGCCAAAGCATCTCTACCTGGGCGCCCGTCAACTGCTGCACCTTCGGCACCAGCGCCGGATACACAAGGCCTACCATTTTCTCCATCGAAGCCCTCGCAGAAGCAATCCGCTTCTCCTTGTGCTCACGAGTGAACACGTTCTCGTTCAACTCCGTGAGACGTCGTAGCGAGTTCTCATTGGTGATCTGGTGAGGCATGCGATTCACCTTCACCAAATCATCGGGTGAGGATTTGGGCACCCTTTCAGGATGAACGCTGGGAATTACGATTCTGCGCCAGTCGCCGTAGCTGGAATCAATATTGGGTGAGGTGGCGCGTTCAATCTTCTCGAGCTTGCGCTTCACCCCAGCATTCCGTTTCTTTTCGCTCTTCTTGTATCTTCGCCACTGCTCGGAAGTGATGAACTTGCCGTTCCCCAGCATGACGAAAGAGTTCTTTCGAGAATTGAATGACTCGAAACGTTGAATCGCGGAATCGAGCTGTTTGTTCGTGTATCCGGCCATTTTCTTCTTGTCCAGTGGCGGGGGCGCAATGGTGGTGTGGCCTTCGCGGCGCCAGTACTGGGCCTTTCGCTTGGCGCGGTGGTGCAGCTTTGCGAGGTATTCGCGTTTTTCCTTGAGGTTCATGATGGAACGGGCCCCCCCCCCCCCCCCCCGGGGCGCCGCGCGCCGCGCCCCCCCTCCGCGCCCGC